AACCGCATGCTTGGCGGGATCGAGGCCATGCTGAATGGCGCAATCGCCCGGATTGATGCCTTTACGGGCAAGATCCGCGATGCGCTCGCGGCTGTAGGGATCGAGACCACCTTCGGCAAAATCGGTGACATCAGTCTTGGCGATATCGATAATCCTTTCGCGGGGGCGACAGCGGATGCTGGAAGCGCCGCTGCAGATGCCTTCCGGCGGGCTTTTGAAGATAACCCGCTAACAGCGCCCGATCTGGGACTTGATGGGATTGCCGCTGAGGCGCTGGCCACCTCGAACACCTACCGTCAGGCTGCGGTCGATCTCGCGAACGGCGCAACTGCTCCACTGACCTCCTGGCGCGCGCTTCGTGACGCTGTTGCGGGCACGGGTGAAGAAGGTGCAGCTGCGCTGGATGAGGCGGCTGGGTCAGCAGATCGTCTGTCAGATGCCATGGGCCGTGCTGGTAGTGCGGCTGGCAGCGCCGGGGATCGGATCGCCACGGGGTGGCGTGCGGTTTCCGAGTCTCTTCAGGCCTATGCCACGGATGCCCTGAACTGGGGCAAGGGTCTTGGTGAAACCTTAACCGGTGCCTTCAGCGGCGCGGAAAGCGCGTTCCGAAGTTTTGTTGAGACCGGCAAGTTCGACTTCAAGGGCCTCGTGCGCTCGATCATGGCAGACCTCGCGGTCCTGTCCTTCAAGCGCACTGTGCTGGGGCCCATCGCCTCGGCGCTCTCGGGCATCTTTGGCGGCGGGTCCGTCGCGGCGGCTGTCTCGCATGCGGGCGGCATCGTTGGGCTGTCGGGCCATACGCGGCAGGTACCAGCCATGTCGTTCGCAGCAGCGCCCCGGATGCACTCTGGCGGTTGGGCTGGTCTCCGCCCTGACGAGGTCCCAACAATCTTGCAACGGGGTGAACGGGTGCTGAACCGACGCGAGGCCGCAAGCTATGGCCACGGCGGCAGTGCTGGTGCGGGAGTAACTGTCAATATCGATGCGCGCGGGGCGCAGATGGGCGTGGCCGAGCAGATTGATGCACGGCTTCGTGCAGCCATGCCTGAGATCGCCCGCATCGCCAAGGAAAGCGTGGCTGATGGCCGGCGACGGGGTCAGGTGTTCTGAGATGAGCATTCCTGTCTTGTCGCTGACGCTCGTGTCCTCACTCGAGCGGCGGCTGGTTACGTCGGTCGCAGAGGCACGCTCGCCATTCACCGGCACGTCCCAGATCCAAGACTGGGGCGCGTCCTGGTGGGAATACCAGATCGAGATGGCAGTGACCCAGGGGGCAAAGGCCCGGCGGCTCTCTGCGTTCTTCACCGCCCTTGGTGGATTGCGGGGTCGGTTCCTCTTTCCTGATCCCTCAATCGAGGTGCCGATGGCGGCGGGCAATCCCTACGTGACCGAGGCGCAAGTTGCGGGAGCCTCCACCTTGCGCTCGGCAGGTTGGGGGCTTGGTCTGCGCGCTGGTGACTTCTTCCAGCTGGGCAGTGATGCCACCACGCGACTCTATCAGCTGACGGCGGATGTGACGCCTTTGGGCAGTGAGGCCACACTCGCATTCGTGCCATCGCTTCGGTCTTCCATACCGGTCGGAACACTGCTCGGCCTTAATGCTCCATCGGTCCTGTTACGCCTGACGGCCCCGGTCCCCTCAGTTATCGGCCGGGCGGATCAGCACCGATTTACGATCTCAGCGCGGGAGGCGCTCTGATGAGCCGTGATGTCACCGTCGCCTTCGCAACCGCATTGGCCGATCAAAGCCTGCGGCCTGTCATCTTCTTTGAGGGTCAGTTCGCCACGGGCTGGGTGCGTATCTGGTCGGGGCTGGGAGAGGTGAGTTGGAACGGCCAAAGCTGGGCTGGGGCTGGATCGCTCTTAGGCCTCGGCTCGCTTGATGAAACCGGAGAGGTTGTGGCCGGCGGCACGGCCGTGTCGCTGTCCGGCGTGCCGCTCGATCTCGTTCAAATGGCAATCGAGGAGGCACGTCAGGGCCTGCCGGGCCGCATTTGGTTGGGGCTTCTGGCCGAGAATGGCAGCATCATTGCTGATCCGGTTCAGGCCTTCTCGGGCCGGCTTGATGTGCCAGAAATCAAGGATGATGCGGACACCTGTACGATCACCATCAGCTATGAGAGCCGTCTCATTGATCTGACCGTGGCGCGGACCTGGCGCTACACCCATGAAAGCCAGCAGGTCTTGTTCCAGGGCGATCTTGGATTTGAGTACGTCACAGCGATCCAGGATCGCGAAATTACCTGGGGGCGCGGATGATACTCCCCCGCGTTGACCACTGGGAACGCCTTCTCGCCGCAGCCATCGATACGGCACGGGCTAAGCCTTTCGTTTGGGGCGTCCATGACTGCCCAACCTTTGCTTTCGAGACGCGGATGATCCTGACCGGTGGTGAGGATGTCGCTGCTCTTTGGCGGGGTCGCTACACCACCGCGCTCGGCGGGCAGCGCGTGATGCGCCGTCTGGGCTGGGCCTCGCTTGTGGAGATGGGCATGGCGCTCCTTGGAGACCCGCGCTCAACCGTACTTCTGGCGCAGCGCGGTGATCTTGTTCTCGCCGACAGCGGTCTTGGCTTCGGTATCTGCACTGGGGCCTCAGCGGTTGGGATGGCCCCTGAAGGCCTCGTGACTGTGCCGTTGACGTCCTGTCGCCTTTCCTGGCCCATCTGACCTCGGAACCAAGCCATGCCCTTCATCGTGACAGCCGTCACCGCAGTTGCGGGTGCGATCAGTGCGACCTTGGCTGCCGGCGGCATAGGCGCGGCGCTTTTAAGGATTGGCGGCACGCTTTTGCTGTCCACCGCAGCACAGGCCTTGATGCCAAAGCCACAGACCAGGATGCAGCCGCGGACGGTGACGATCCGCGAGCCCGTGGTGCCCCGCGATCTCGTCTATGGGCGCACGCGCAAGGGTGGCGTCATCGTCTTCCTGCATTCCTCAGGATCGGAGAATAAGTTTCTTGATCTTGTGATTGTGCTGGCCACGCACCGGGTCAAATCCATCGGGGCTATCTATTTTGAGGGGGAAATGGCCCTTGATGCGGACGGCACCGCCCAAGGCCGATGGGCCGGAAAGGTCCTCGTCGAGAAGAAACTTGGCGACGCCAACCAAACCGCTTTCGCGGGCCTGAAATCAGCGCTGCCGGACAAATGGAACGAGAACCATCGGCTGCGGGGCTGTGCCGCGATCCGGCTGCGGCTGACCTATGACCAAGATGCCTTCCCAGGCGGGATCCCGAACATCACGGTGGATCTGGAGGGCAAGGACGACATCTGGGACCCTCGGACCCAAACCGCAGGCTATTCGGAAAACCCCGCCCTTTGCCTTGCAGATTACATGGCCAATCCGACCTGGGGCATCGGCGCACGGATTGGCGAGCCCGACGGGATTGACGAGATGTCGCTCGTGGAAGCCGCCAACATCTGCGACGAGGCCGTTCCGCTTGCCGGTGGAGGCTCTGAGCCGCGTTACGCCTGCAACGGGGTGATTACGCTCTCCGAGGTTCCGAAAACGATCATCGAGGGGATGCTCTCGTCCTTCGCAGGTCGCTGTGCCTTCTCCGCTGGATCCTGGCGCATCCATGCCGGGGCCTGGCGGGCCCCTGATGTCGCGCTCACCTCCGACCATGTCCGGATGGGCGGGCTGACTTTGGCCACGCGCGTGACCATGTCATCGAACTTCAACGGGGTCCGCGGGCAGTTCGTCAGTCCTGAGAACGACTGGCAGCCGGATGACTTCCCGGCCTATGCGAGCGCTGTTTACGTGGGTGAGGATGGTGGTGAACAAAAGTGGCGCGACATCTCGCTGCCCTTCACGATCTCCGCGTCTATGGCTCAACGGCTTGCGAAGATCGAGCTTGAGCGCGCGCGTCGACAAATGACGGTGCGGTTGTCAGGGAAACTGTCGGCCTGGGCAGCCACGGTGGGCGATGTGGTAACGCTCTCCTATGCCCGCTGGGGCTTTGCTGCGAAACCTTTTGAGGTGCACGGAGTGAGCCTTGACCTGACGGCTTCTGGGGACGGTGCGCTCCTCTTGCCAGAGCTCGTTCTGCGTGAGACCTCGCCTCTGGTCTTTGACTGGTCAGCAAGTGAGGAGCAAATCTATGCAGCCGCCCCACGAACGGCG